TCGAGGCGCGGCAGCAGGCGCAGGCGGCCGCGCAGCAGGCCGAGCAGCTCAAGACGCTCAGCCAGGGCGCGCAGGCGCTCGGGAAGACGCCCATGCAGGGCGGGACGTCGACGGCGCTGGATGCCGTGATGGCAGGGGCGGCGTGAACGAGGAACCAATCCAAACGAACGCGGCCGACCCCGAGCAGATCGCGCTCGGCCGGCGCTCCGCCAAGGACGAGGCCAAGGCGAAGGGCGGGCGGTGGCGCCTGCAGATGGCGACGTACGAAGGCCGGCGGTTCCTCTGGGATGAGATTTTCGCGGACGGGTTCCTCTTCGAGCACATCGACACCGACCAGGTGCAAAAGCTCGGGGTGCGGAACTGGATAATCCCCCGCTGGGCGCGCAGCCAAGAGCACACCGACCTCTTCCTACAGATGCAGAGTGAGGCCATGAAGCGTGAGAACACCACGGGACGCACGCGCCGATCCGAGCGTGCGATCGCCACGGACGGAGAGAAGACCGTATGACGACACCCGCAACCCCGGCAGCGCCACCGAGCCCCCAGGCTCCGGTGCCCGCGGCCCCCGGCGCCCCGCCAGCAGCGCCGTCGCCTGCAGCCCCGCCCGCTCCGCCTCCGGCCATCCCGCCGGCGCCGGCGCCCGCGGCACCGCCCGCAAGCGAACCTCCTGTTCCACCTCCGGCTGCAGCGCCGCCCGTGGCGCCGCCTGCACCCCCGGAGACGTACGCGCTCACGCTGCCGGCGAACGGCGTACTCGACCAATCCGACATCGGCGTCATCACGGCGATGGCGAAGGAGGGGGGTTGGAGTCTCGAGCAGGCCCAAGCCGCGCTGAACGATCTGCAGACGAGCCTCGCGGCTCAGACGGAGACGTTCCGCGCCGAGCTCGAACGACACCCGGAAATCGGCGGCGTCAACCGCGGGCCGGCAGAAGAGAACATGCTGCGGGCCCTCGATCGCTTCCTCCCGGCCAGTGAGCCGGAAGGGGCACGACTCCGCGCGGAACTCACCAAAACGGGCAAGCAGTACGACCCGTCGGTCGTGTTGCTCTTGTCCCGCATCGGCAAAGCCATGCGCGAGGACCGTCCCACGCTCGGGGTCGCGACGATACCGCCCGCCGTCGAACGCAAGTCCGACACGGCCGTGCTGTACCCGAACGACGTGCCGAAGGCCTAGCCGAGTCATCAGAGATGGAGACGACCGTATGAAGTTCACCAACGTGATCCTGACGGCCCTGTTCGCGCTATTCCTGCAGCTCACGGGTATCGCGGCGCACCTCGAGAGCGGGAACGGCGTCGCCACCGCGACGACGTTGTCCACGGGCACAATGACGCTCATCGACTACGCGAAGCTGCTCGACCCCAATGACCAGGTCGCTCGCATCATCGAGCTCCTGTCGCAGACGAACGAGATCCTCCTGGACATGCCGTTCATGGAAGGGAATCTCGTGACGGGGCACCGGACGACGGTGCGCACCGGCCTGCCCGATGTGTTCTGGCGCCTCCTGAACCAGGGCGTCGCGCCGAGCAAAGCGCACACGGCGCAGATTGACGAGCAGTGCGGGATGCTCGAGGCGTACGCGCAGGTCGACCGCGCGCTCGCGGACCTCGGCGGGAATCGCGCCGGCGTGCGGCTGTCGAACGCGCGGGCGTTCCTCGAGGCGATGAACCAGGAAATGGCGAGCACGCTGATCTACGGATCGGCCGCGGCGCCGGAAGAGTTCATCGGCCTGGCGGCCCGCTACTCAAGCACGACCGCCGGCAACGGCGACAACGTGATCCTCGCCGGCGGCACGGGGTCGACGGACAACACGTCGATCTACCTGATCGCGTGGGGCGAGGAGACGGTCTGCGGCATCTACCCGAAGGGCTCGAAGGCGGGTCTCTCCCATGAGGATCTCGGCGAGAAGCTGATCCAGAACGCGGGCGGCGTGACCGGCGCGCTCATGATGGCGCTCGTCGATCACTGGGAGTGGAAGTGCGGCCTCGCGCTCAAAGACTGGCGCTATGGCGTGCGGATCGCCAACATCGACGTCTCGAACCTCTCGAGCGCGTCGGACGCGGCCGACCTCCTGCACTTCATGGCCGACGCCGAAGAGCGCCTGCCGAACGAGCTCGGGACGCGGGCGTTCTACGCGAACCGCACCGTCATCCGGTTCCTGCGGCACCAGACGCGCGAGCAGGTGAGCGCCGGCGGCGGGATCACGTTCGAGAACATCGCGGGGAAGCGCGTGCGGATGTTCGGCACCTCGCCCGTGCGCGTGACCGACGCCTTGCTCAACACCGAGGACGTGGTCGCCTAGCGCGACTAGCTGGCCGCGCGCGGCGCTGGATCGCGCGCGGCACCTTTTCATCCGGAGCGTGACACATGATTCTCGACAAATATCTCCAACTGGCCGTGGCGCAGGCCTTCACGGAAGCCGACGAAGTCTCAGAGAACACCATCGATCTCGGGAACCCCACGATCAAGAACCGCGTCGGGTCCGGCGAGCGCCTGTCCCTCGCGTTCGTGATCACGACGGCGGCCGCGGGCGACAGCGCCTCGGCGACCGATACGACCGACCTCGTCGCGGTCGAGGACACGGCAGCGAACCTCGGCACGAAGACGGAGATCATCTCGCGGCGCGTGCCGGCCTCCGAGCTCGTGGCTGGCGCGATCTTCGAGGTACCGCTGCCGTCGAACAAGCCGACCAAGCGGTATCTCGGCGCGCAGGTCGTCCAGGGCGCCGGGGACACCGTGAGCGCGACGATCTATGTGATCCCGAGCGAGCACATGCCGTCGTTCCTCGCGTACGCGAAGGGGTACTCGGTCTAACCAAGTGAGCGGAGGCGCCACGACGGGCCTCCGCTCGCGCATCCATGCGGACCGTCATCATTCACGGGAAGCGGTGGACCGAGCACTATCGGTCCCCGCGCGAAGGGCGCGAGGAGTGCGAGCTCTGGGGCGTCACACGGGCGAATTGTCGGTTCTGGCAGGGGCGCCTCCGTGATTGGACGGCCTGGTGCGACGTGCACCCGCTCACGCAGACCGGGAGGTTTCCCGGGATTCCGCAGCGTCGGCCGGACGCGTGGGCGTGGTACCTCGCACAGGACGGCACGCGGCCGATCTATCTGCAGGCACCCGAGTCGCATCATCCCAAGGACCAGGCCGAGGCGCTGCGCCTGTTCAACCTCGTGCCTGGCGCCATGCGGTTCCCGATCCGCGACATTCAACGCGCGGCCCCAATCAACGGCGAGCCGAACCGCTGGTTCGTCGAAATGGCCGGGATGCTGATCGCGAAGGCAGTGCTACTCGATCGGTTCGAGAAGATCATCCTGAACGGCATCGGCTGCGTGTCGACCACGGAGTTCTACATCGCGCACAAGTCGATTCCGTACTGGATCGCCTTCGCGCGAGGCCACGGCGTTCCGGTCGAGATCGAGGGCCCGTCGGCCTTCCACACCCCGCGTGAAATCTACGCATACGAGAGGTTCAACTACGACGAGCTCGACCAGGCGCGCGCGGAACGGCGCACGAAGCCGCTCCGCGATGACCTTCTCGCCCTCGACGACGTGAACCGGCGCGAGCAGGCCCGCGGGCGGCCGCGCCGGTACAACATCCCCGCGGTGGCCGAGTGGTAACGGAGGCGTTCGCCGCACTCGTCGCCGACCGTCCGGTCGTGGTCGTCGGCGCCGCGCCGATCGAGGCGCTCGTGCGCCGCACGACCGTCGACGAGGCGATCGTGGTCGTCAACGGCGGGATCGCGAGCCTCGAGCCGGACATCGAGGTCGACGTCTGGGTGCTGAACGCGCGCTCGGCGCGTGACGCGACGATCGCTGGCGAGAAGAAGCATCTCCACCGTCTCATGCTCGAGCAGGGCGCCGGACGGCGCGTGCGGCTCCTCGTGTTGCTCACGAAGGACGACCACGCGGCCGCGCACACGCGACAGGCCCTCACGCAGCAGGGCACGACGTGGGACGCCGTGGTCGACGTGAACCAGGACACCCGGCGCGAGATCGAAGCGGGCGCCGGCGCCCGGACGCCGGACCTGACGAAACACGCGCTGTCCGCCGGGATGTTCGCGGCGGCGGCGTGCTTCTGGGCCGGCGCGGAGACCGTGCGCCTCGAGGGGTTCTCGTGGCGCGGCGGGTACGCGTATTTGCCCGGCACCGCGATCAGCCGTGGCCACGAGCACGGCGACAAGCGGGCCCTCGCGCTCCTCGGCGACCGTTACGGCGCGCGCCTCGTGCACGCGCTCCACCTTCCACCGCTCACACAGGAGAGTCTCGCCATGGCGACACGTCCCTCGACGCACCCAGCGATCCCCGCGCCGGAAACGCCGGCGCAACCCCAGCGGCCGCGGAAAGTGCGCGCGCTGAAACTTCTCCAGTACGGCCTCCGCCGGCGCCGGCCGGGCGACGTGTTCCTGATCGCGCCGGGCCACTTTCGCGCCAGGCAAATGGAGTATGTGAGCGACGCGACGCCGGAGCGCACCACGACACCGGCGCAAGCCGGGCGACTGGCCGAGGCGCAGGTGCTCGCGACCAAGACGCCACAGCTTCAGCCGAACGGCGCGGACCCCGTCGAGGACGTGCCGACGGCGACCACAGGGGCCGCCAATCTCGACGTGATCTGATGCCACCTCAAGCCGCAAAAAGGCGCGGTGTGCTCGGCCGAGCCGTACTCGTGCTCGGGCTCTGTCCTGGTGCGCTCCAGGCACAAGACCTGCCCACCGCTGCTCGCACTGCTATTGACCACATCCGGGGCGAACTGAACGCGCTGGAGGCGACGCTGCCTCTCAACTGCCAGCAGACGGACTTCGCCTTGTCCTTTGCGGCCGAATGGAGCGCCTGCAGCGTCGCTGGCACCCAGACACGATCTGAGACGTGGACGCGCGACATCCTGACGCCTCCGGCCAATGGCGGGCTCGCGTGTGGACCCTCAGTGGAGACGCGCACGGCTTCCCAGGGCTGCGTTTACACACCGCCCGTCCCACCGAGCACCCACGGCTACTACGATGGCCTGCCAACGCACCGGGCGTTCTGGAAGGGCTACAGCCTCAGAACGGACGCCGAGATCGCGCTGTACCGGCAAGGGAAGCGCGCGGATGTCACGTACGATCCCGTTGTCGATGCAGCACGGGTAGAAATCGCGGACTTCCCCAATCTGGGCGACGCGAAACTCTCCGCGCCGATGTCGGCGACAGAGACCACGCTCCAGACGCTGTGTTGCCTGCCGTCGAATCCCCTGACGGCCTACAAGATCGACAACGAAGTGCTGCTGTTCGTGTCGCGGGTCACAGCCAGCGGCCTCACAATCACGACCGTCCTGCGAGGCCAACACGGCACGTCGCCAGCCGCGCACGCGGCCGGGGCACCCATTGGGACTGGCACGAACAGCCTGCAGAGCCAGGTACGGCTCCCGATGGGCACCGAGGACGGCCATTCGTATTTCGTCACCTGGGATGCGCGGTACGGGGCCGAGATCAAGCGCGCGGGCCTCACGAACTGGAAGACATATCAGTTTGCGCAAGGCCTGACGGGCGACGGGGGGCTCGGCCTTGAGGTGCGCACGAGGTTCGACGGGGGATCGTCGCCGAAGCTCGCCCTTGGTCCACTGGACCTCGCGCAAGTGGACATGCGTCGGTATCTCACCGTCGAGAACCCTGCGACCGCCGACCAATTGATCCCGACCAAGACGCCGTTCGTGGTCCAGGTGGACACGTGGACGCGCTATTGGGTCCTCATCGAACACATCGTCGGCACATGGGATCGCGTCTCGCTGTGGATGGCCGATGCGAACCGGGCACCGGTTCAGGTGCTCGATCGTGTCGGATTCGAGGCGGACACCCAC